TGCTAGGAAATAAAGCACGGGTACATTGACGTTTAGGTGCTCTAACTCCAGCCATATCAATAGCTCCTGCTAATTCAAATTCTACTACTTCTCTAGTCTCTGTTGCTTTTCGATCTACTGTGTAAACTTGACGTTTAAATTCTGCTGTAGGATCTGGTGTGCCTAGTGGGTTACTTCCTCCACTAAAATTTACAGCATCAAGAAATCTTGCCATTGTTCTAATTCTTGTAAATGTAGCACCCGTTAAGTCATTACCCGTAGTTGTTTGATTAACAAGCAATAAAATAGCTGATATAGTTCCTAACGCATTACTTACAACAAGTTTTGGTCTTGGGATCTGACCACGTTGATATGCAAAACCTGTAGCCTCTATCGGAAATCTTTGATAAGAATTACCAGCCCATACTATTTCACCGTTTGCATTAAGGTTAGATCCAGAATGAAATCTATATATTGTTGTTGCACCATGTAAAGAGTTGTCTAGCTGTAATGTAAAAAGTTCAATGATTGCAGAAGGATTTATTTTTTGAACTTCACTAAATACGGGATCAGTACTCATGGTTCAAATACCTCCCTAAATGTTGCCTGTATTGTTGCTCTGTTTAAATATGGAATTGATTTAGACCATCCTTCACATACAAATTTAGATGAACTAGCTTCTCCTGGAGGTTGAAAATCAAAACTGGCACTATCATTTGCTCTTGCATCTAAAAATGTCTCTATAGTATCTGCATCGGTTTCTGATACATTAAAAGTCAAATTAAATATTTTTGGATTTTGATGTTCTGCAAGTCCAAATAATATTCTGTGTTCATATCCATCAGCGAAACGGACCGTTCTAGTTTTTGGTGCGGATCTTTTTTGTTGCCCGTATGTTGGAGTAATTGAAGGAAAAGTAGCCATTATGCAAGTAAACCTCCAGGTCTTTTCTGTTGTACTAATTCAGATTGTACCGCTACAGATATAAGACGACCAAGTTCTCTACCTTGTTGTTCATCTCCTTCAATAGAAGAGCCAGAAGCATCTACATTGACTACGATATTTGTACCACCACCAACACCAGCTAAATCATGATTTGGAATAATATTTCCTGATTGATTTGGAACAAATAATTCTGGTCCACGTTCTCCTACAATATAAGGTTTCCTCATTCCTACAGGTCCACCATTTGCTGCTAGTCCAACAGTATTTTGAACATCATTTCCTGGTGATCTATTTAAATTAAAATTAAACATATTACTAAACAAACTTAAAAACCCTTTTTGTAACTGCACGGCTGCTAATTGTGCAGCAAAATCTAAGAAATGATCTGCAATCCTATTTAACATATTTCTAAAGGCATCTTGAACAGTCATTGTTCCATCAATAATTCCTTTAAATGAATCCTTAAATCCATCTCTTATCGCTACACTTAAATCTAATACTTGTCTCATTGGATTTAATAATTCTCTTAATTCATCAGTAGGTGCTCTAAATTCTGCTAAAAACTGCATTTGCTCGTTTATTCTTATTTGATTTTCTAAAAGTTCTTCTGCGGTAAGATTTGTATCATCAAATTCTTCATTAAATTCTTTTTGTTTTTTAGTTCTAAATTCTTGTCTTTCTATTTCTGTATCGTATGCTTTTTTAAATTTACCTCTGCTATCTTTAAAAACTGCATTAAAATCAAAATCTTTTATTTTTTGATCTGTTGCACCTTTTCTTCTTATGTTAATAATTTCTTTTTGAAGTTCTAATTGAGCTTCTAATGGTCCTTTAGTAGCTATTGTTTGCAAAAGTTCTCTTCTTTTTTCTTCACTAATATTTCCTGACAATTCTTGTATTTTACCTAAAACGGATTCTGTATCTCTTAATCCTGATAAAGAATCAAAAACATCTCTAGAACCAAAAGCTGACAATAATGTTCCTGCCTGATCTGCTCCAAAAGTTTTAAAAGTTGCTGCTAGTTTAATTGCTTCTTCATTTGTAATATCAAATTCTTTTGCTAAATCTTTTATTTGTTTTCTAGAAAATTCAGAAGAAATACCCATACTTGATATGTCTTTATTTAAATTTCTTACTTGTTTTCTGAAAGCTCTAACTTTTTCTATCTGAGCAGCAAGAGCAGTAGCAGCAATAGAAGCAGCAAAACCACCTCCAGGTGCGAGTGCTCCTCCAGCAGCACCAGCTATACCACCCATAATGGAACTTAATCCACCAGCACCAAACAATAAAGGAAAACCTCCACCAATCAATCCACTACCAACACCACCTTTTAACCTACCCATTGCACCACCTGGCATGGCAAAAGGTCCGCCTTGTGCATTTTTACCAAAACCTAATCTGTTTTGTATTGGTAATCGAGGACCAATTTGACCTCCTGGTATTCCAAAATTACCCCCAGGCAATGCACTAAAGGCTCTTTGTGTTTGTTGTTGTGTTTGAATTGTTGCTATTTTTGCAACTTTTTTATCAATATTTTTTAAATGTTTATCTCTAGCTTTAGTTTTCATTGCTTCTGTTTTTGCTAGTTCAGTAACTTCGGTAGCCCTACTACTAAAACTTGCAAACCCAGAACCAGCCCGACCTCTTTGACTACGACCTACATTCTGAACAATACCTGATTCAAAAGCACCTCCTCGAACTTCTTTTAATAATTTATTTCTCTGTGCTAATTCATGATTTAATAATCTTTGTGCTGCAACTAAATCTTTAGCAGCCATAGTATTAGCTCTTGTACCCAAAGCTGTTTTATTAAACATCTCTTGAGCTTTAGTTTGTAAACCTACTATTTTATTTAGACTTGGAAAGAACTTTTTATAGCCCTTATCCATTTCTTTTAATCCTTGCCTTACTCTTTTTTGCTCTTCATTTGTTTTTTTAAAATCTTTATTAAGCTGTTTTAATTTATTAGAATTTTTTATTGTAAGTAATAAATCAATATTATAATTAGCCACTTGCTATAAAAATTAAAACATTTTCTCTATATTACCTTCTTTTACCTCTTAAAGCATTAGTTTTTTGTGCCTGTTCTTGTTGTTTTTTATATTCTTCATTTTCAATTTCATTATATGCAGCCCAACCTATCATTTCTTCAATAGTCAAAGTTTCACATAACTCAGCAACAGTTTTATGTAATGTTTTTGCTAAAGAATAAATAAACTGCCAATCTTTATTAGCTTTTTAAATCGGCTTTAGCCTCTTTTACCTCCTTATCAGCACCTACTGTAATCATTGCTATTTGAATTTCCTCAAGAATAGATGCTGATATTTCTCTTCTTAATGAAGCCTTATCTCCATCTTGAAAAATGCGGTTGCCTTCTTTATCTAATGCTTTTTCAATCATCATTTGTAGAGCGTAATCATTAGTATCATCTGTACCAGTTTTTTTCTGTATTGCTTCTCTTTCAGCAATAGTTAATGGATGCCAATAGATAGTCAAAATAATTTCATCATCTTGTTTAACATCATGCTTATAAAGTTGAGAAACTCCAAACCTGTTTCTTAGAAGGTCAACTGCTCTAGTCATATATAAAAGTAATATTACATTACTATACTACGCATTTGCAGTGAATTGGCAAGATATTAAG